CCATCCGAGGTTGTAATATTTGCAGGGGAAGAGGACAACTTCAGAAAAAAACTAACATTACCGTCTGAGTATAAAGGCAATAGAAAAGGTATTCGACCTGTTCACTTAGTAGAAGCAAAAGAGTACTTACAGAAAAAGTACAGCGCAAAGAAAGCTTTTGGTTACGAGGTAGATGATGCTTGTAGTATAGCTGCGTACAACGCTGTTCGCGCAGGTAAAGAAGCTGTGATGTATTTCTATGAAAAAGACCAGTACCAACTTGACGGTGTTACTTTGCTCTACGACGACGATAAGTTTGAATACGAGAAAGTACCAGAACTGGGGGAGTTGCGTTTAGAAAAAGATGCAGTAAAAGGTCTTGGGTTGAAGTTCCTAGCTTACCAGTGGGTTTGTTCCGATCCTGTTGATACTTACTGTGCCTATGAAGCTAGTAGTGTAAAGTTCGGTGCTAAGTCTGCTTATAAGTTGTTGAAAGATTGTCAAACAGAAACCGAAGTCCTGCAAGCAGTAGTATCGCAATTCAAGAAGTTTTACCCAGAGAAATTCGAGTACACTGATTGGTTTGGTAATAAGCAACAAGCAGACTGGGAGACAATGATACGGTTGTATTACAGATGCGCAAGAATGATGCGAAGCAGTGATGATAAACTTGATTGTTTTGATTTATTCAACAAATATGGAGTAGAAATATGAAATCTGTTAAGCAAATCAAAGAAAAGACAACCTGTTTGACTTGTGAAAAACAATGGAACGAAGATCAGTGATAAGCCTAGAGCAAATACTCGATGAATCTGACCTATTGTACGAAGATCAATCGCTTGTGTACCGCTTGAAAAAACGTGCAGAGATACGTAAAAGTAGTACAACTAGAAAATCTTTACAACGCGGGGAAACTGATAGATTATCAGAGCTATTAGAAGAAGCTGCATTGAGGATACTTCATCTTGAAAGCGAGGTGGATTACCTTGATGTTCATTACTACGGGGAGAATTGATACTTGACAAAAGATTTGTACACATCGAAGGAGATTGCACACGAGAAACAAAGACTACTGAGATTACAAAATGGAATTGACCCGATTTTGAAGATACTCATATCAGACTCTGAAGCGGTTTGTGATCATAGTCACGAGTCACAACACATCAGGGCGGCGTTGCACAGACAGTCTAATGCTTTTGAGGGATTGGTTTTCAATGCCTACAAAAGATGTATTAAATGGGTGTGTGATAAACCCTTGCCTGAGGTTCTTAGAAATCTTGCTGATTACTTAGAAAAAGATTATTCTCATAATCCACACCATTCGGGTTGGATAAAAAAGATACAGACGAAGTTCAACACCCTGAAAGAAAAGCAAAAAGATGACGTTTTAACTAACCTAGGTTACGACAAGCAACCGAACGGTTTAGCTAGGAAAAACATGTTCAAGAAAGCAATACTGTCTAGGCAGTTTGGTTACCCTGAATTAAAATTAATTATTGAAAAACAAAAGGAGTAAATATGTTTAACGACAACGAAGAAGTTAGTGGTGCTAACACATGGACGTTTGCCAGAACAGACTGCGAGGGTAATCTGCGCACAACTACGTTCACAGCAGAAAGTTGGATTCCTGCGATTCAGGAGTTTGTTTATTTCCTAAAAGGCAATGGTTTTCTATTAAACGAAAACAGTATTAGACTCAATGATGAGGTTCTTACTGATGATTGGTTTGGACAAACGTTTTCTTCAAGTGATACTCTTAGTTTGTGATGAAAACATTTAACGTAAATACTCTCCTTCGAGAAAGTGTAAACCATATACAGCATGTTTGCCATACTGCTGCTTCTACGGGTGGTTGGTGGGGAACACCAGACAACGACCCTCGTGACAACCTGTATTGCTTCTCCAACAAGCTATGCTTGATTCACAGTGAAATCAGTGAAGCTATGGAAGGAGATCGGAAAGCATCCAACGATGATCACTTACCGCATCGCTCAGCACGAGAAGTAGAGCTAGCTGATGCAGTGATTCGTATATTTGATTTAGCTGGAGCATATGACTTAGATTTAGCTGGCGCATTGGATGAAAAACTACAGTACAACGTAGAACGTGCAGATCACAAAGCCAGTGCTCGAAGCGGAGTTGGTGGTAAAACTTACTAAAGGAAAAAATGCAATACACAAACGAACTAAAAAAGCGTATTCAACAGCTTTGTGACTATGGGTTATCTGGTAGAAAGATTGCGAAAGAGCTAGGGTTGTCTAAGTCTGGTGTGAACTACACACTAGCGAACGCAGGATACGAAGGTTACTCCAGTTGGAAAAAATCAAAGAAAACTACAAAACCTCTGGTCAACACAACACGCTCTGGTAGTAAGATTCTGGTGATACCAGATGTACAAGCCAAACACGGACACGATTTTTCTTTCTTGAACAAACTTGGACAGTACATCGTGGAGAAACAACCTGATAAGATTATCTGTCTAGGTGATTTCGCAGATATGCCTAGTCTGAGTTCGTATGACGTAGGCAAGAAGACTTTTGAAGGTCGTAGGTACAGACTGGATGTAGCAGCAGCTAGAGAAGCGATGCTTAGTCTTCTAGAACCCCTATGGAACTATAACTGCATCAATCCAGAGTACAACCCTGAAATGATCATGCTATACGGTAACCACGAGCACAGAATCAACAGAGCAGTAAACGATGATCCGAAGTTAGATGGAGTTCTATCGTTGGAAGATTTAGGTTATGAAGAGTTTGGTTGGAAGACAGTGCCTTTCCTTGATGTTATCGTAGTAGATGGTATTGCTTTCTCGCATTACTTCACCACAGGACTGGCAGGTAGACCTGCTGCTACAGCATCAGCACAACTAGCTAAAAAGCACATGAGTTGTATTGCAGGACACCAACAGGGATTGCAGATCGCTACTGCGTATCGTGCAGATGGTCAACCGTTAACGTCTCTGATTTGTGGCAGTTTCTATGAGCATAACGAAGACTACATGAGTTCTCAAGGAAACAAGCACTGGAGGGGTGTGCTAATGCTTCACGAAGTAAAAGATGGTGCTTTTGATCTAATGCCTGTGTCGCTTGGTTATCTTAATAAAAAATATAAATAAGCACGAAACTGTGATACAATAAGAACCTACTGGAGAAATCCTCTAGGTTCTTTTTTTTTTTTGTTGTTTGTTCTAGTAAGGAGTATGTTCATGGGTAATTTTTCGATAACAGTCTTTTTCGGGCTTGCTTTAGTTCTTTTGTTGGTGGGTTGCTTCCTAGCAATGTGCTACCCAATCCTAGTATTGCTTCGCTACTGGAGCAAAGAAAAACAAAAACCTTGCACACAGCAACAAAAACAAAATGACGGTTTACCTAAAGGATATAAGCTGATTAAAGTAGGTGACAACTATATGGTGAAAACAGACCAAGGGTTCGTGGACATGGTGTATGTTGCCGATTTTTACGAATGGTCTTTGGCTGCTCATGTGAACAAGTATTGTCTTACAAACGATAAACAATTTGCTATAAAAAGAGCAAACGCTAGCTTTGATTTTAACGAGGCAATGAACGGATAAGATTTAAAGAAATCTTGATGTATAATTACTGTCACAACACACAAACACAGATGTAGTAAAACATGCTGAAAACATTTATTCAACTTTATACGAAAGGTAAACCATGATTGATACGTTAAAGAAACCACTGCAATCACACATCATCTTAGCGACAGAATACTTGCGGCAATATACCAGCGGCGAACGTGAAGCTGGTTATTGGAACTGGTATTTCAACGGCATACAAGTAGACGCCCCTGCATTTAGCTGCAAGAGCGTGTATCTCTATGAGCCAGCTATAAAGCACCCCCATTACGCGATATGGGAACAATGGGAAGCACACAAAGCAAGTAAGGCTGTCGAGCGGGGATACTATGATTTGCGGATAGCTGTAGGCCACGGTCAATTTGAGGTAGTTCCGACTACGTACAATCAGTGGCATGTTGGCTCAACCCACATAATCAGCAAAACCAACCTACACCCTGATAATCTCAAGCCTGCGATAAAGCTGCTTAATTGGGAACAAGCACCGATTGGTACGTTGACCGATTGTGGTGTTATCTCTGGTTGGGCTACCGCGATGAAGTATGTAGTTGTATTTGATGGGTTCAGAGTTAAACACATAGACCCTAAACTTCTGCGTCTTATTAATACAGAAAAATGGACAGCCGTTCAAGATAGGAAGCAACCACCTGTTTGTGAGGGCTTGGTTATCGAGTACCGGGTGACTGACAGTCTAGGTCGGTCAATGCACGCAAGAGATTTAAGTACAATTGTTGGTGTCAACGCCTATAGAGTAGTTGGTCTAGCCCATGGCTGGACAGACGACCCTGCGAAAGCAGGGGTGTAAAATGACAGCAGCCTACTTTGATCTACTAGATAGTGTGAACAACGCTATGACACTACAAGACCCTAAAAAATTTGAAGATTTTTTGGATAAGCGTAGAGGGTCGCTACTGAAAACAGGTGGCTACTGGTCTCCCATAAATGACGACTTACATACCATGGCAAAGTTCGGTGAAGACCGCTCTATGTGCTGCTAGACTGGAGTGCTGTAGTGGAAGCAAAGAAACTAGAAAAGAAATTATGACTAAAGCCAACAGAGTATGGGTGCTTACCAGTGAATACAATGACTACGACCAGCACGGAGAGTATTTCTTAGCTGTGTGGTCTAAAAAACCAACACATAAAGACCTTATGCACTACGGTGTTGATCAAAACAGAATCGAGCATGTTCTGAACGGTGGTGGTAGAATCATCGAAGGTGTAAACTGGGACTACAGGTGGTGGTATTTGAGAGAATTACCTACAGAAGAGATTGAGGATTAATTATGACATTTGCATTAACAGAACATATACGCAGAGTCTCCGACAGCTTTGAACCAAATGATAGCTCGTGGCAGGAAGAACCTACTACAACAGTGTTGTTCCAAGGAGCATCAAGAGAACAACTAATTAAAGCAGCAAACGCTTACCTTGCACTACCAGAAATAGTGCATTTCTACCGAAACACGTTGCACGAAATAGACCCAACTACGGGACGATCACCGGAACATTACACTCAAGGTGGTGGCTGCGGTGTTTACCGATACTTTTCTGTCAATATGTTGATGTAATACAAAGTGTAAATTAAAAGAAAGCGATACAAAATGATTGAACTATCTAAACAACTATCCCACGCAGCCGTGCTTAAGCACATGGCCAATCACGGCTTTAATGCTGTAGAGCATATATGCGGCATTGACGCTGACGATAAACCGATTAAGTATTATGCTAATGAACGCATAAACCCACTGACATCGCCTGAATTGTCGTGGCGCATCAAGCAAGTGGTAACGCCATTAGTTATCGACGACTTCCCGTATCCTGAGACGCAAGCGCCAGCGTTGAACACATATTATTACCCGCTTTTTATTTTGAGCCCGCAATTTTGTTGCTGGAATGGTGACAGTCAAGACGTGAAGTTTCTTGACTCTGGGCGTGTATATCTCGCCGCAGAAAAACGAGACAAAGCCAATGAATTGTTAATCGGAGCGCTACTACAAAAGGAGAAACAATGAGTAATCCCGTTAAAATGAAACTAACAACAAACACAAAAGAACGAAAACAAACCCCTATTACTACAGGTGTATTAGACTACTTCCCACTAGCAATGGCAGAGGTAGCCAAGTGCAGTTTCCAAGGTAATGAGCAGCACAACAAAGGTGAACCATTGCACTGGGATAAGACTAAATCTACAGATCACGCTGACTGCATAGCACGTCACTTGATTGATAGATATTCAGTAGACACTGACGGTGTTCTACACGCAGCTAAACTAGCTTGGCGATCACTAGCTTTTCTTGAAACACTACTTGAGAAGCGACAGGTTGTTCCAGTGGTCAAACCAGAGGAAACTCCACAAACTAAGGTTACTGATGATGACTGGATAGTATGGGGTGGTGGAGCTAGTCCTGTCCGTTTTGATAGGTCTGTTAAATTGAGATTCCGTTATGGGTTTGAAACTCTGGACTACAAAACAGCAGGATACTACCGCTGGGCGCATCTCCAAAATGGTAGTGATATTGTTGCTTATAAACCGTTGTGAAAAAAAATGACTTCAAAAGTAAAAATAATCAAAGACTCCATCAATAGCCTAGGTCAACGAATAACTACGTTCGAGTTGGAGTATTGGCGTGCGATACACGCTGAATTACTAACACATCGCTTGTTCAGTAGGAACTCCGCTAGTAGTCGTGCAATACCTGTAGAAAAGATAATAGAACAGGTACGCAACAATCCTGCAACACCGTTGCACTGGGGGAAGAAACAAAACGGAATGCAGGCACATGTGCAATTAGAAGGTGAAAAACTGCAACGTGCAAAAGACCTTTGGATGTTAGCTGCGAAAGATGCTGCTGATATTGCTGAACGAATGTTAGCCGTAGAAGGGCACAAGCAATGGGTTAATCGTGTACTAGAGCCGTATCAAACAATAAAAGTAGTACTTACAAGCACTGACTTCGATAACTTCTTATGGTTGCGTGATCACAAAGACGCACAACCAGAGATACGTGAACTTGCAAAACTCATGTGCTATTTGCTAGATACAAACAAACCACAGGTGTTGCTCTCAGATGATTTTTGGCATTTACCATACGTCGAAACAAAAATAATCAGTAATCAACAGTATTACTTTGACGAAGATTCAGAACCAATTACCCTAGAACAAGCAATCAAGATAAGTTGTAGCTCGTGTGCGCAAGTCTCTTATCGGAAGTTAGATAAATCGTTGGAGAAAGCGGATGATTTGTACAACAGGTTAGTGCAATCCGAACCAGTACACGCTTCTGCTTTTGAACACGTTGCTTGCACAATATCCGGAATAAAACAAGGTCAAGAATGGCCTGAAGGGGTAACACACATGAACCAAGAAGGTGAATGGTTCTCAGGTAACTTCAAGCACTGGGTTCAATACCGTCAGCTTATCCCAAATAACTCGAAAGCATATACCAATCCCTACGTTTTCGTTTGAATACGTGAGGTATCCGTGGTATAATACTATTCCATTAGTTTTATTATAACAGCTTTACAAAAAGGAGAATAAATGAAGGCAGAAATTGTCGCATTACGGGTTATTAGCTTGTCCGAGCTACATCACATGGATAATTCTTTCACTGAAAAATCAATCAGTGAATACAACACGGAAAAACTAAAGCAGTTGCTACACGGTCTTGGTATAGATACCAACCAGACCTATGAACACCAAATTCTTCCGCATAGGAACAGTTTGAACAAAATATACACAGGTTCACGTTGGGTAGGGTGTGAACGAACAGATGAAGAGTGGCTAAACTCTGGTTATGCCTCTCAGGAAGCCAAGGATAAGGCCAAGGGCAGTCGTTTACTGGTTGACCTATACCGCAATAAGGGATTGAGCACAGACCGTCTAGCGGGTGTTTGGGCAGATGAAGATGTACAGAAAGAAATTCAATGAAGGGTTATTTAGTACCTGTTTATACCGATCCACAAGTTATTAAGTTTGCCGATGATCAATTACACGCTTTTTGGACAGCAGATGAGATCAAAGTAGAAAAAGATATTCAAGATGTTTTGACTACATTCTCTGAGGCAGAGAAACACGCAGTGATTGAAACACTTCGTTTGTTTAGTATCTACGAGACACACATAGGTGATGAATGGTGGTCTGGGCGATTCAAGCAGATGTTTGACACAGCAGACTGGCATAGAATGGCTAGCGTTTTCAGTATGTTTGAATTAGCTGTTCATGCTGTGTTCTACAACAAGATCAACGAACTTTTATATATCAACACACCTGAGTTCTATAGTTCTTACCAATATGATCCTGTATTAAAACAACGTGTAGCGCACATTGACTCTATCATCAACGAAGCAGACGACTTAGTTGCTCTAGGTGGGTTTTGCATGGTTGAAGGAGTGATTCTTTATAGTAATTTTGCTTTTCTAAAACACTACCAGTCTGAAGGTAAGAACAAACTTATGAACGTAGTTCGTGGTTTGAACTTTAGTGTACGAGACGAGAACTTGCATTCAAAAGCAGCAGCATATGCTTTCCAAGTCAAGTCAAAAGAAATGTCCGCAGTGCAGTTAAACGATGTGCGTGAGAAACTACTGACTGTTGCTGCTCTGTTGTTCGAGCATGAGCAGGCGATTATTGCAAAACTATTCTCCAAGGGAAAGATCGAGGGTATCACTGCTCATCAGTTGGAGAACTTTGTCAAGTCTCGAATCAATGAGTGTTTTAAAGACATGGGGTTGAAAAAGGTTTACAAGATTAATAACAATGAGATTGCTCAATGGTTTTACAAAGGCATCAATGACTACCACTTCAATGACTTCTTTTCAGGGGCAGGTTCAGAGTATCATAGAAACTGGGATGAAACCTCGTTTGTTTGGAAAGGTGTAAACAATGGATAATTTATATACAAAGCTGTCTCAGGAGAGAAAAGACCTGCAACAAAAAGGTCTAGTACCTGATTGGTACACTACTGGTGGATACCAGATGTTCAAGTCAAAATACGAGTACGAAACTAAAGGTAGATCGGTTAGAGGCCAGTTTGAGCGCATAGCAAAGACTGCTGCAAGACATGTGGATCATGTGTTTCCTGACGCAGAACAACAGTTCTTTGATTTGCTCTGGAAAGGTTGGTTATCTCCTAGCACACCTGTGTTGGCTAATATGGGTACAGACCGTGGAATGCCTGTGTCTTGTTCTGGAACAGTAGTAGAGGATTCCATTGATGGTTTCTACAGTAACTTGCACGAGGTTGCAATGCTCACGAAGAACGGCTTTGGTACAGCATCTGATCTTTCGTATATTCGACCTAGAGGTACACCAATTAGTGCTGGTGGAAAAGCCAATGGTGTTGTACCTGTTATAAAAGAGCATGTCAACGCAATGAGGTCGGTTTCTCAAGGTAATACACGCAGAGGTTCATGGGCTGCATACCTGAATGTAGAACATGGTGATTTTCACGAGGTCATGAATTTGTTGATGACCGACCCTGACGATTTTAACATAGGGTGGACTATAGCTGATTCCTTCATCAACAAACTAGAAGAAGGTGAAACAGAGTCAGTTAGTCGTTTTCAGAAAATGATGAAAGCAAAGATGATTCTTGGCAAGGGTTATTTTTTCTTCATTGATAAAGCAAACGCAAAAAGACCTCAGATGTATGTGGATAAAAACATGTACATCAAAAACTCGCAACTGTGTTCTGAAATAATGCTTTTCAACGATAAAGACCACACTTACTCTTGCGTACTTTCATCAATGAATGCAGCAAAATATCCTGAATGGAAAGACACAGATGCAGCATATTGGGCAACGGTTTTTCTTGATTGTGTTGCTGAAGAATTTATCCAAAAAGCAAAAGGAATTGCAGGATTAGAAAAGACTGTTCGTTATACCGAGAAGGGAAGATCGTTAGGTCTAGGTGTGTGTGGTCTACATACGTTGTTTATGCAGAACATGCTTCCGTTTGAGAGCTATGATGCACACATGTTATCTCAAGAGCTTCAAAGTACAATCTGGAAACATGCTCGAAATGCTACAAAAGACATGGCTGTTCACCTAGGTGAACCGGAGTGGTGTAAAGGGTACAGAGTACGCAATACGCATCTGATAGCCATTGCTCCTACGAAAAACACTGCGTTGTTGATGGGTGGTGTCTCAGAGGGGGTAAACCCTGATCCTGCTATGACGTTTGTGCAGACTACTTCTGCTGGAGAAATTAACAGAGTAAACCCTGTGCTTCTTACTCTCATGAAGGAAAAAGGAGTTAGTTCACGAAAACACCTTCAAGAGCTTACGGACAAGCAAGGTAGTGTACAACATGTAGAATGGTTGACAGACGTTCAAAAAGAAGTGTTTAAGACCGCGTTTGAAATCAATCAGAAAGCAATACTACGTATGGCTTCTGCACGTAGCAAGTATATTGATCAGTGGCAAAGTTTAAACCTTTTCTTCGCTGCTGATGAATCTCCACAATGGATTTCTGAAGTACACGAGGAAGCCTTTAAAGACCCCAACATACTTGCGTTGTATTATACGTATACACAAGCAGGTGTACAGGCTAGTAAAGGCGAATGTGAAGCGTGTCAATAAAGTAATTAAATAAAGAAACCCCTGCAAGATTAAGTTCTTGCAGGGGTTTTGTTTTTGGTGTATACTCTGCTTATCTTAAACAACAAAGGAGTTATCATGCTGTGCCCGAACTGCAACGGAAAACTAGAAATTCCTGACAATGCTGTCAGAAACATGGAAACATGTCTTAAATCGTGCCATACAATTATATATTGCTGTGGTAAGATTGTTCGAGTAAAGCCTCGTGTTGTGTTTGATATAGAGTTTGCTGATCCTAGTATAAAAGTAGATGATTGGGGTAATGAAACTGAATGAAGGCATTTTGCTTAATTGCTTGATCACTTAAACCAAAGGATAAAATGTTTACTTATATCGCAACTAAAAAAGTAGGTGCTAAACGGATTGGTTTAGCTGGTCTAACATTCATTACACATTCAACGTGTCTAGCTATTGCTCGTGATATGTTTGATAAACTAGGAATTTACTCGAACGAGGTTTATTGGGGTGATGTAGCTAAGAACAAGAACTATACTCAGTCACCTGATTTTATAGTAGTAGATCGCTACAAAGCAGAAGAAGTTTTATCAGTAGTTAGAGCAGAACATGTTGCACGAACAAGAGAACTGCTCATGAACTGGGGGATGGTGTGTTAGAAACTACTGTTTTTAATTAGCATGAAAATACCTTCAATTTCTGCTGGCGAATACCGTCTTGGTAAAACTAAGGATTGTGCTGTTCGTGCTTTTGCTAACGTACTGTTAATGGACTACGATGAAACAGAAGAAGTGCTTCTGAGACATGGTTACAAAGTAAACAACGGAGCTAGTCCGGTCGCAGTAGTCAACGCTGCTCATGAACTTGGGTTTAAAAACATAGTATTTTTTGGTAACAGAACCATGTACCGTGGTAGACTACAACTAGGTACACACAAAGGAATTACGTTGAAAACTTTTCTGAAAACCTACCCAAGAGGTAGATTTATGGTGTTATACTCTCGTCATGCTCTTGCTGTAGTTGATGGAAATGTTGTTGATACTTTTGACAACAATCCTAACAGAAGAGTAATTGCTGTAATTAGTTTAAAACCGTTTTAGGAGCAGATATGAATTTAGAAACAACACCAAATCAAAAACAGGAAGTATTCAACCGTGTAGCAACTCACATGCTTACACAGATGAAACGTTCAATGCGATATAAAATGTGTGCTTACCGTGGTGATAACGGTTTAAAATGCGCTGTTGGTTGCTTGATTTCAGATGAAAATTACTGCCCAACCATTGAGGATAAGACCGTCAGCTCTCACGAGGTGCGCAGTAGAGTTGAAGCAACACTAGGGACTCGACTAGAAGAAACCACAACTCGACTGCTGAGAAACATGCAACAAATACACGACAATACTCAACCTAGTGACTGGTTTATTCGTTTGTACAATCTAGCTGTTAATCATGGATTGAAAACAGATGCAATCG